AGGAAATTTAGAAAAGCTAAAGAAAGTTGCTGTGGACACTAATAAAACATGGGCTAGTAAATTAAAAATAAAGCAGTCTGCCGCAATCACTTGCGTCAAGCCTAGTGGTACTGTTAGTCAGTTAGTGGACAGTGCTAGTGGTATTCACACAAGGCATAGCGAGTATTATTTAAGAACAGTAAGAGCAGATAAGAAAGATCCTTTAGCACAGCTCATGGTAGATCAAGGAGTGTATCACGAAGACGATATAACAAAGCCAGATCATACTCTTGTCTTTTACTTTCCAATTAAATCTCCTGAGAAGTCCTTAACAAGAATAGATCTGTCAGCTATAGAACACTTGGAAATTTGGAAGACTTACCAAAATCATTGGTGCGAACATAAACCATCAGCAACTATTTCAGTAAGAGAGCCTGAATGGTTAAAGGTTGGAGCATGGGTATGGGATAACTTTAATCGTATCTCTGGTGTCTCGTTCCTTCCTTATGCAGATCATTCTTATCAACAAGCTCCCTATCAAGAGATAACCAAGAAAGAATATAAAAAATGGCTGGACAAAACAACGTCCAATGTAGACTGGACTAAACTTTCTGATTACGAAAAAGAAGATATGACTGAGAACACTAAAGAACTAGCGTGTACTGCTGGTGCTTGTGAGGTACTTTAATGACAAAAAAGAAAGAGGCAATTTTATTGTCGTTTAAAGTAGTATTAGATACTAAAGGTGTTCTATGGACAGAGGTAGGAGGGCTTCCTAATCATGAAGTAAGGAATTGCTTTAAGAATAAGGACGATGCCTATATCATAGATAAGTTAATTTCAGAAGGAAGAATAAAACTTAATGGTATAAATAAATATTTAGCGGATGAACTTACAGCTATAACCTATGTGGATTGATTTTAAAGATTTAATACACCCTATGTCAGTTGATGAATTTATGGGGAAGTATAAAGATAAGCAACCTCTTATTGTTAAGGCAAATGATTTACGAAAAGAAATCATGAGCCAGATAATAACTTGGGAAAAATTTTCTGATTATATACACAATGACAGAGCAGTCTCAGGATTTCAAATTATAACTCCTGAAGGTAAATTATGTATGGAAAAGAACAATGCATTTAAAGGAAGAAAACCTAGCTGGTCAAGGATAGATTACTTCGATAAAAAATATGCGCATGAACTATGGAATCAAGGATGTAGTATTATATTAACTAAAGCATCTTTAATTAGTCCTGCTATGTCAGCTCTTTCAGGAGCAGTAGAAAGACAGTTTAAAGGAAGTGCTGCAGACGCTCACCTATATTGCTCACCAGTTAAAAATGCTTTAACATTTCCTTGCCATAGAGATACAGATAATAATTTTCTTGTTCATGCTATAGGTAACGTAAGATGGAAAGTTTATAGAGTATTTGCAGGAAAGAATGCACCTGCTAATTTAACAACTCAACAAGAAAAAGAAATGCAATTAAAGTATGATGAAACATTAACAGTAGGAGACTTATTATATATACCTACTGGACTTTATCATAAAGCTATTCCACAAGGAGCTAGAGTATCCGTCTCTATCCCTTTAGGAGAAGGAAATAAAAAAAAGTTAGATCGGAGGTATTATGACTTCACCCCCTGAAAAGAGTGACGATTCTAAAATCGTAGATATACTTGGCTACTTTTGGTCTTTAAATGAGCAAGACCAGAAACAAGTATTAGAAATATTAAATCAAAAAAAACCAACTAAAAAGGAAAATAAAAAATGAAAATTTTTATAGGTTATGATTCCTATTATCCAGAAGTTTATGAGGTTTGTAAAAAGTCTATTGAGTCCAGCTCAGTAGTAAAGCATGAAATTATACCATTAATAAAAAAGGATTTACAAGATGATAAACTATATTATCGTCCAGACCAAAAAGAGTCTACAGAATTTGCGTTTACTCGCTTCCTCGTTCCTCACCTTTGCAACTTTGAAGGTCATGCTTTATTTTGTGATGTTGATTTTCTTTGGCGCTGTGATCCTGAAGAGATTGCTGATTACGCAAACATATGTTGTGAAGATGACCATGCAGTTCATGTAGTTAAACATCCGCAATTAATTACCAGACCTCATGGTAAAATGATGGATAAAACAAATAGACCTTACGATAAAAAATACTGGTCAAGCCTCATGTATTTTAATAATGAAAAATGTAAACGTCTAAACATAGACTATATCAGCACAACAGACGCAGGAAATTTACATGGCTTTAAATGGTTAGATAGTGACGATCAAATAGGAGAGTTACCAGTAGCCTATAACATGTTAGTTGGGTATTACAATTTTAAAAATTTACCTTATACAAGACTTCCTAAAGCGGTACACTTTACAGATGGCGGACCCTGGCTACCAAATTATTTAGATGTAGATTACGCAAAAGAATGGTTAAGAATAAAAAACACAATAAAATAAGTTTTCTTGAACATAGAAAGTTTCAAGAAGAGAAACACTTCAATGGAATATCTGCAAGAGACTTAGTTCCTTTAGATTCTATCCTTACTGTAGAAGTAAATACTACAGAGCTGTGTAATCGTACCTGCGTGTTCTGTCCTCGACACGATCCAAAAGTATTTCCAAATAGAAACTTACACATGACACCTAAAGGAGCTAGAACAATAGCTAAAGAGTTAGGAAGACATGGATACAAAGGAAAAATTTCTTTTAGTGGATTTGGTGAAAACTTTCTTAATCCCTTATTTCATAGAATTATATTTCATTTTAAATTATATCTTCCATATGCTACCCTTGAATGCAATACAAATGGGGATAAACTTACTGAAGAATACGCAAAGAAATTATTTGATAGTGGATTAGATTTACTATATGTAAATATATATGACGGACCAGAACAGATAGAAGTTTTTGATAAGATATTAAAAAACTATAAAGATAAATATAAATATAGAATGCACTACAATGAAGAAGACTATGGCTTATTCCTTAACAATCGTAGTGGAACTATTGATTGGATAGGAATTGAAGAAAGCGATGTTGAATCTTTAAAAGGTAAGCCTTGTTATTATCCGTTCTATAAAATGTTTGTAGATTGGAATGGCGATGTGCTTTTCTGTTCTAATGATTGGGGAAGAGAACACATCATAGGAAACTTACAGCAACAAACATTAGAAGAAGTATGGTTTAGCAAACCAATGACAAAGATTAGAAAAAGATTAGCGAAAGGAGACAGGTCTAAATCTCCATGTAATAAATGCAGTGTTGATGGTACGTTATTTGGCGAGAAATCTTTTAATTTAATTATGGACAAGCAATGATTATATCTGGAACTTATGGACTAGCTCTATTTTTAAGTAAGCATTTTGATAATGCTAAGTTTTATAGTGTTTATAGATTGCTAGACGAAAGCGAATATTTAGAAAAATTAGAAAGTAACATACTTATTAATTGTGAACACCATAAATTTAAACAGGTTGAGCTGTTAGATTTATATTTTAATAAATGGAGAAATATAAAAAATAAATATATTATAAACATTTCTTCCAGAGCTGCACAGCCTAACATATCTAAAGGATATTTATATGCGTCACAAAAAGCGGCTCTTAATCATTACACCAATAACATAGTTTATAATTCTGATAAAGTATGTAGAGTTACTACTTTAAATTTAGGTCTAATGAAACATAAAACACTTCCTAGTATTTCTTATCAAGACGTAGCAGATACTATTGAGTGGCTCATTGATTCTGATTTAGATATTCCAGACATGACAGTGCAACATCCTGCAAATTATGGACAAGTCCAACATGCAAAAAGCCTTAATAAATCTAGTAAAAAATAAAGATGTTATCCTTGTAGGAAACTCAGTAGAGATTCTGCAATACGATAACGGAGAACTAATAGATTCTTACGATACTGTTGTAAGGTTTGGAAAAGGATTCCCTACTCCTCCAATAGAACACGCGATAGGAAAGCGTACAGATATTTGGCAGACTGGAATATTAAGAAGACATATGTTTATGAAATTCTCAGACGCTCAGGTTAGATTATTCAATAGGAGCAGAATTTATTTAGATAAAGAAATAAAAGAAAACAAACTTCCAAATTTCCCATATGTTAATATGTATTCGGATCAAGAACTAGACCAGATTTATAAAGAATTTAATTTTACAGATCCTAGATTACATTCTCCTAGACCTTCTCAAGGTTTTATATCCCTTCTTTTTTTCACTAGAAAAATACCTACTTATAAAAGCCTCACACTGATAGGTTTTGATTTCTTTGCTAAGACTTACTCATCTAAAGTAGGATCAGGAAGACCACATAGTTGGCATAAACCAAGACTAGATACTCCTATTGAAACAGATAACCCACACACAGGGATTACTATTGAAAGAGACTACGCTCTCCAATTAGAAAAAGAAGGAAAGATTAAATGGATTAAATTGTCTGACTTTAAAGAAGAAGATTTACCTGTTCCTGATTTTGCCAAAGATATAAACAGGCATAGCCACAATTAATTAGCTAAAGGATTAGAGTCTTTATTCTTTAAAGATTCAACAGTTGTTTTAAGAACTGCTATATCTTCTTTAATTCCTGATAGATCAGGCATCTTCTGTGCAGGATGCCCATGTGCTTTTAAAGATACTATATCTTTTTCAATCGCTCCTATATCAGGAACATCTAAAGATTTTAATTGTTCATCAATGACTGCCATTTTCTTTTCTAGCTCAACCATTGTATCTGCCATTCCATCTACAGCAGTTATGTAATCATTCGTTGCGCTTTCTATATTATCAATCCTGTTAATTGTTTGTGCGCCTTCATAGCCAAAACCTGCTAATGTTCCTGCTACTGTGACACCTGCAATTATCTGCCCTAGCCTATTATTTAACCATTCCATGATTTCCTCCGTCTAAGTTTGGTTGTAAGTTTCTCATTTGATTAAGTGTATTTATACTTGTAGATGCCAACCCATAAAATGCTTGAGTATTATCAGGCAATACAGCATTTGCATATATTGTCTTAGGTTCATACCAAGTAGGTTGAGGAGGCATAGCCGCATTTCTATATGCATCAAAGCCTTCTACAAATCCCATATAAGCAATCAACTGAGAAGAGTCAGCGTACTCCCCTGTTTCTGATTGCTGTTCTTCCATCTGCTGTTGCTGTTGTTTTATATTCTGAGCAACAGTTTTAACTTCTTGAGTAGCCTGTGTATTGGTAGCGCTATCTCCCATACTTTCTGTACTTGCTATGTTTGTATCTACTGTATTTACAGTACTAGAAACATCTGCTACTGTGGTTGTAATTTCTGTAGAAACTTCTGAACTGCTTGTAGATTCTACAGAAGAACTTGAAACATTTTGAACAGTAGATCCTGTGTTTACGTTTGAAGACATTGTAAGAACTTGTTGAGTCTGTGCTACAGAACTAACTACCTGAGCTGAAATAGAAGGAGAACTTGAAAAGCTCACTGTTCCTCCTGTAGATGAGGCAACAGTAGCTTGTTTGCTTGTACTACTTGTTGTCCCTCCTGATGCTATAGTATTGCCTGTAGAATGTATCGAACTTCCAGAGGTAGTTCCGCTTACGCTATTTACTGCGGCAATCATTGTGCCTTTAACTACCTTTAATTGATTCTCTCTCTTATTAGCTTTCTCGTCTTCTTCCAGCTCTTCATCTAACTCTTCTTCAACATCTTCCTCTTCTTCTATTTCCGCCTCCTCTTCTAATAGTTCTTCTTCTGATGTTTCTTCCTCAAACCATTCGTCTAATTCCTCAATCGTTTCAAATTCTAATACTTCTTCTATAGTTTCTTCAGGCACTTCTTCCATTAAAAGCATTCTTTCTACTTCTTGAAGGAGAGGTTCTTCCAGATGAACCACATATTCTAAGTCATATTCTTCAAAGTCTGGTAGAAACTCTAACATTTCTTCTTCAAAGATTGGCAAGTCTTCTATAATTTCAGGAAGTTCTTCTTCTATAATGTACACTAAATCATCAAAAGGAAGATGTTCTTCTGGCGGATCTAGCCATATAAGTTCTTCAGGAATATCGTCTATGACTATAGGAAGAAAAGGATCGTCTACATGTTCTTGTGAATAAAACTCTTGAAAATACTCAGGAGGTTCTTCGTAATAATATTCTTCTTCGATATAACCATAATCAACTTCTTCTTCAAAATATCCGTAATCATATTCATCTTCTACAAAATAAGCAACTGATTGTTGTGTTGTATATCCTGGACAAAAAGGAGCGTATTGAGGATCTAAATCGCATTGGAGATCCTCGTAAGCATTCCAATAACCAGTACACGTACTATCATATAAAGGATTTAAAGTACATTGTTGAACTAAATAAGCGGCTTGATAACCTGCACATTCAGTACTACTTAAAGGATTAATAGAACAAGCATCGTTATATGCAAGAGACTTGTTCTCTAAAAGAGTATTAAAACTACTATTGTTCCAGTCTTGATTAACACACGTACTTAAATTTGTTGTGCCTGTATTACACTCATCAAAAAATAAATACTGTTTATAGTTGTTGGAGTCTCCTTGTATTCCTATAACAACATCGTGGGTTTTTATATCTAATGCACCATATCTAAATTCTATTTTAGAATCTTGTTCATATAAAAACATTTCAAAAGTATTATCAGAATTACTTCTATTATATTCTCTTAGATCATACCAACCCACTACAAAATAATCTTCAAAAGACTTGGAAAGTATTTTAGATTGGTTATCTCTTATAAGATCAGTCCAAAAAGGATAGATGGTATAATTCGTGTCAGGTAAGGGATCAGGTGTATAGTCGTTGCAATACGCTGTGGTGAAAGAAAAACAACCATTAGTGGAAATGTATCCTTTATCGTATGTCTGATTAAAAAATTCAAAATCGAATCCTATGTCGACCAATCCTGATCGACTATCGTCACCTAAGTTGTGTTGAATTGTGCCTGTTTGGTTTCTTAGATCAAGAACACTGGATGTACCTACTGTCCAGTCATTAGCACTTAAATTAAAGGATAATAAAAGTGTCCCTAAAAATAGACTAGCTCTGGTTATTAAATTCTCTAACACAGGTTAGCCTAGATTTTTTCACTTTAGTTTTTTCAGCTCGACACTGACGAACAAATTTATCTTTAGCCTCTTCGTAATCTGGTCTGTCTTTTGGATTTTGTTTCCAAGCCAGTTTAGCTTCTTCTCCTATCATGCCTTCATAAGGACAAGGAGTACCTGCCATGTGCATTGCTTTAAAAACTCTAGGATCTTGGCACAATACTCCAACTGCTGCTATTTTCATACCAGTATCATAAAGATATTTAGAAAGTTTTAAGCGTTCACAATTTTCATCTCTTACTGCTTTACCGCCTGAAAGACCAAACACTTGTCCTTGAAATGCACCACTTACTCCAGTAGTACATAGGTCTTGACTGTAGCTCATAATAGAAGGAGCAATCGCAGAAGCAGGTGGCGCTTTTTGATTGATATTCTGTGTAATAACCTGTTCAGATTTACTTTCATTTATGTTTCGATTAGTATTGTCTGATGTGCTAGTATTAACGTTTGTATTGCTGTTAGTATTTTCTGTAGTGACGTTTGAATCAGACGTGTTTTGGTTTATGTTGGTATTTTGATTGACATTACTACTAGTACTTGTATTAACATTGTTGTTATTATTAGTATTGTTTGATGTCGTATTGTTATTATTGTTATTTGTGTTCGTTGAATTTACTGTACTAGATACAGTTGAATTAGTTGTATTATTATTGGTATTAACACTAGTAGATGTACTAACGTTGTTATTGTTGTTTGTGTTGGTTTGCGTACCAGTCGTAGTAACAGTGTTGACATTGTTATTATTATTTGTATTTGTAGCTGTTGAATTATTAGTATTTACATTAGTTGTTGAACTAGTGTTATTATTAGTATTAACATTAGTGTTACTATTTGTAGCTGTTGATGTCGTTGTGTTGACATTAGTGTTACTGTTGGTATTAACATTAGTGTTATTGTTGGTATTGACATTAGTATTACTGTTGGTAGTAGTTGTTGTGTTGGTTGTATTTAAAGAATTACCCTCACAATACTCTGTACCCATATCACAAGTACCT